CTATGACGTGTTCGCGCGGAAGCTGACGCCCAAACAATGGGCTCGCATCTCTGTCAACCGCGTCAGTTATCGCCTCGATTCGCAGTACAATCAAATTGTTTCTGCTTATGGCTTCAGTGGGCCTGATGGCCTGTTTGTTACCAGTTCTGGGAAAACCTTACCTGGATCTGGCCTAGAAGAGCTGTGGCATACAGCTAGTACGCATCCAGGTTTTTCAGGCAGTCCGCTATTTTCAGGAAGTAGCGTGGTTGGAATGCATGTTTCGGCGGCAGGAGACAAGAATGTAGCCATACGGATTGAGTTAATCCGAATGTTGTTGACAGCCGTTCCTGAGTCTAATATGCCAGATATTACCTGCCATGATCGGGATTTCAAGTTCAAAGGTAGGTCCGCTAAAGTGAAAGAACTTATGGACGGACAACTTTGGGGATTTGAGGATTCCAGTGGTAGAGTAGATCTGGGATGGACTCGGGATGATATTGATGAAATGATTGAACTCTATCATCGTGGTAATCCAAAAGACCAGCATATGATAGAGAACATGATGGACCCTGATACAACAATTCTCCCGCCAAAGCAGAGGAAGCGTTTGGTTCGCGGGCTCGGTTATGAAGACGAGTGCGCCGTTCCAGCGTCCAGTACTCAGCCTGAGCAGCAGGAGTTAAATGGAGTCATTAGGTATCCAAAGGAACGGCCAGTCCATTGTGGCGGAGTTCCGGCGGAGAACCCAGAAGTTGTTGCATATTTCGGTGAATACGGAAGCAAATTAACTGAAATGGGTTATGACCCCGAAAAATATGCCTACCCCATCATAAACGCGGAAACGGAAGCAACTTCGGTAGTTAAACATTTAGAGTTGTACCATCAGCGCGCGCAGTCTGTTGTTAAACCACCATCTGAGAGTGAGTTGACCAAAGTAGTCATGATACTCGCCGAGATGATGGAGAATAACAAATTCGAGCCCGACCCTGATTACAAGTCCATGGCTAACATTATCGACATTATCGATTCATCTGCAGTAAGAGATTCAAAGAGTCCAGGCCATCCTTATCAAGCCAATGGCTTAGCCACTAATGAAAGTGTTATTAATAAATACACTAAACAGGGACTAGCCGAGCTTGTACTAAAAGAATGGAACTCCTCTGAAGACATCTTTCTGAAGATGTTCGGTAAAGCCGAGCCGAATAAGAGAGAGAAACTCGATCAAGGAATGATGCGAGTTGTATCAGGTCTCCCTCTACACGAGATGATTAAGCACAATGCCATCTTTGGAAATTTTGCGACATCTCTCGTTGATAATTGGAAGCAATCCCCAATTAAGTTTGCCTTCAACCCGCAGCGACCAGGTGACATCAAGCACATGGCCGACATTTTTCCGAACACGGTGTCGGATAGTGATAAGAAAGCTTGGGATTACAATTTCTTTATGTGGTTGTTCGAAGTTTGTTATCGAACAACACAGGAGTTAGCAGTGCAACCGGCTGACATGTCCGATGAGTCATTCCAGGAATACCTGGAAGATATCAAAAGATCTGTTATGCGCGTTGCACGCGACTCTAAATATCGTTGCACTAATGGTGAAGTCTTTGCACCAGTGGTTCCAGGAGGAATGAAAAGCGGTTTCTTTATGACAATCGCCTTCAATAGCATGGGGCAAGTTGCCTTGCATATTCTCACCATGTTACGTATGGGATATTCCCGAGAACAAATTCTCAGCAAGGAATATGCAATCGTAGCTGGTGGAGATGATGTGATGCAAACTTTTCCTCAAAAATTTCCTATTGAAAAGTACCAACAAGAGATGCGGGAGTTAGGGTTTGACGTCACTGACTTCAAGACCCATCCACAATTCGAAGGTTGCGAATTTTTCTCCAACAAATTCCACAAACGTGATGGAGCGTGGATATACACGCCCACTCGTTTCACCAAACATGTTGCACATCTTAAACACACAAAGCTTGAGTTTTTGGCATCAGCATTGAGTTGCCACATGCTCAACCATGTTTGGGATGAGAGGAAATTTTCTTTCTTTGAGAAAATGTTTCGAGACTTTAGGAAGAAATATCCTGAACATTTTCCTATGAACCTCATTAAAAAGCGTCGAGCTCTTCAATGGAAGGTTCTGGGTCTTGAAAGCTGTTAAACACAGCAATTCGTCTTGAGGAGACGTTAAACCCTCACGTTTATATATTACATATATGAGTTTGTTGCATTTAATTTTATTTACATGTTAACGGCAGGAGGTAGGCGCAAATGTATCTACAAGATTTACGCAATTCTATCGAGTCTTATGGCGATGAGTGGTATATGCCATACTTTGATGGGTATACTGGGCCCTTTTACTCGGCTGGTAAAATCCAGG